ATTGAAACTATGGCCCGCTATAGCCCTACCCACGCACTACACGACGCATCCTCTCCGCTTACCGAGTGTGAGATAGAGTTCGAGAAGTATAAAATTAGAAAATTTGCAGAACAGTTTAAACACTTTAGAACGGTGCTGGGCCCCGTCGAACTCGTGAACCCCGGCGCCGGCGCCGAGTCTAAGTTTACTAATTTTGGCAACATACCCGTCTCCGTAAAGTATTTCACAGAATGGCTGACGAAGCAACTAATCTCAAAAGAACGCGCGGAATACCCCCTCCCCCATTTCTTGAATAATTTTTTCAATCTTCTGGTTCGGGATTTTCTTAATAATGATCAATGTTTTAAAACCAATATCAAACAAAAGGTGCGTGTGAATCAAGCGGTCGTAACGGATTATACATCTCAAGAAGCGTGGGAATATAAAATAGCTAATGATTTTATGGCTATTGATACCCTCTCTTATGATACCTTGAAAGCTAATCGCAACCTTGCAAACGAAGGATATAAACCTCTACGGGTGACAATGGAACGGCTTCAATATAGCCCGGAAGGTAAGATTGTGAGTCGCCAGCGCCCTGCAGGCGCCCCCGCTCGGCTGCCAGTGCTCAACATCGCTGGGCCCGGCAACGATCGGAGCAATACCGCACAACATCTAGAGGGTGGTCTGGAAAGAGAAACCAACTATTTAGTATATTATGCGGGTCGCACCAAACCCACTGAATTGATGCGAGGAGATCCAGCAGTGGACATTAATAACGGTATTCTACATTATGGCCTGGGTCTTCAAAACGGTATCGTTAAAAATATTGCGCTGACAAAGACTCAAGCGCCGTATTTGCCTGAAGTCCGTTTCGAGCAAGAAGGTTACGACGGTTTAGAGCAACTCAGGGTAACTTATGACGCTACTATAACTACTTTTCCGTTGCCTAATGCTTTCCCCGGACAATATCTATATATCAATCCTCGCACCTTTGCGCCCGGCAGCACTCAATGGAAAGATCGCAATGCGAAGGGCGAATTATATGATCTAACTAAGTTCGGTATCGGTGGCTATTTCATGATTATTCGGTCGACCCATGCCTTTGGGCCGGGCTCCGCCAAAACGTCCATTGAGGCTAAGTGGGTTGCAGAGCACGAGAACCCCAATAAAGATATTGGCAGCGGGGGAGAAGTAGTTGAAGAAGCCACATCCGCGGTTGATCGAACTCGATGCACCTCAGTTCGCGAAAAAAGAGCCGCTGGATCGCTCGGAGAGTATCTTGAAGCCCTCGAAGAGCAAGAAGAGACAGAAGGGTTTCAGCCCGCGGCCGTCGATGAGAATCCAGCCGCTGATGGGTCGTTATAGGAGGAAAATGTAAATGTCTACTTTTTATGCAGAAAGCAACGAAGAATCTACCAAAAATTTATTTGCTAAGCGTTTGATGTATAATGTTGAGATGACCGGCAAAGGCCATCGTCATCTGGTAAATTTTAATTTTGGAGAAAAGCTCTTGTATGGTCGCGTCAATTATCAATATGTCCCTATTGTTCTTAATTATGGAAGCCCATTGACAAAGCTTAAAGTTCAACAGTACGCCATTTCGCAAGGCATTTATAATTTGACATACGTCACCACAGCCTTTACAGCCATGGTAAAGGAATTCGAACGTCGCATTATGGCCGGCCAAATCACAGCCGACAGCAAATATCTGAGCAAGCTTCAAGCTTATAAGGGTTTGCAAAATCCCGTTCAAGCTTATAAGGAAAACCTAAAAAAATATTCAGCGGCGTTTGTAGACATGTTCCGCCAGCAGGATGTGAAGGTGAAGAATTTCGATGAGTTCGTCACTCAATTCATGGCCATTCTGCAAGAGACTCAGAAATTTGCGCCTTTCACCCAATCAGGTTATATTAAAAGCACCCACATGACTGTTATGAACACGGGATTAGGTATCGAGATTGCTGATCTGAATCCAGCCAATGACGATGCCAAGATACAAGAATTCATAGAGGATCCTAATTGGGAGTGTTATGTAGAATTATGCCGTCGTCATGGGTTTATGATAGACCGCAACATTCCATGGCGCATCGTGGCGGACATCGAATCACCGGGCATGAAACAATTTACGACTGGCCTAGGCCTAGGGTCCAGTGCTACCATACTAAATGGGCAATTCCGCCCCGGCTATGATATTGATATACAAATTTTTCAAGAAAGCCTGCTCAATCTATACAACGCAGTTCGGCGCGCCTATCGCGTACCAGTAGCCTGTGCTGATGGGACGCAGCGATTGAAAACCATGTATCCCGTAGCCTATACATCGCGTTCATTGGCGGAAGCCTATCCCCCGGAATATTTTATGGACTTATATTGCCGTCTCCGATTCATAGAGGAGGAGTCCTATTTTGCTGTGCATGAGCAAAAAATCCTCATCAATGACACTTTAGAGTTGGCCCACTTGCACGGAAAAGTGACCGCTCTCAAATATTTTGAAATTGTTTTGAATAAACCATTTGACTATCGTGGTTCTTTAAGTTATATTGAAAAGAGTAATGTCGCTTATCAAGAGGCAGAGCTAGAAAAAGAAGGTATACCTTCCGGAAACACGAATGATTTTTCAGGCTATTGACGACAAAACCGAATGTATTGGAATTTACACAGACGGTCAACTGTATTATAACGACTTTCCCCACCAACTGCAACAGACATGGAAATACACGGGGTCGTTAGAAAAAGCAAATATTGAATATGCTTGGATTTTTTGCGAGGGATTATCCTTGGCAGACGCGTGCCCACCTCAATACAAAGATAAGCTGTTGAGTGCGCAAAAGCGGCTTGGGGCATATATTCACTCCTTTAAGCTCGCCAAGATTGATTTGCGAGATCATTGTATTTTCGAACTTGTACCCGAAGATTTCCTCAAGCAATTCTGCGAGATTAAAAATCAAATTACCCAACACGTCTTTGAGAATTATTCTAAACCCGACTGTTACGAGCACTTGCGCGATGTGCAGAAGCTGCTGCACAAGATCAGCTACCAGAACCTCAACCTTAACAATGAGGGATGCAAACATCTGCACATGTCTTCCCGAGGCTCGGTACGCGTCAAGCATCTACTAAATGGACCACAGCATATTGACTACAACCTATTTGGAACCGTGACAGGACGCCTTACAACTGGCGCAAAGTCGTTTCCCATACTGACGGTCCAAAAAGAATTTCGCAAGCTTGTGAAGCCCCATAACGAGTGGTTCTTGTCATTAGACTATAATGCTGCGGAAGTGCGCACGTTTATTGCACTGGCGGGTGAAGAGCAACCCCAAGAAGACGTGCATGAGTGGCACATCAAGAATCTTATTGAAGAGGAGGTCTCGCGCCAAGAAGCCAAAGTGAAATTCTTCGCATGGCTTTATAATGTAGATTCCCCCACAACTTGCTTCGAAAAATATAAACGAGAAGAATTACTTGACAAGTGGTACGATGGAGGTTATATTAAAACTCCGTTTGAGCGCAAAATTGCTGTCGACAGCCGCCGCGCACTCAACTACCTTATACAAAGCACAACATCGGACTTGGTTATGGAACGAGCACTAGCCCTCGATAAATTTCTGGCAGACAAGGCGTCATTTATTTCACATATCGTGCATGACGAAATTGTAATAGATCTCGCAGACCAGGAGCGAGACTTGGTCCCCGAAATAAAAGCAATATTTGCAGCCAATAAACTAGATACGTTTTTGGTAAATCTTACTTGCGGAAAAGACTATTTGGATTTGAAGGGATTAGACTTATGATATCAATTATTGGAATTGGAAATACCGGCGCCGCTATAGCCAAGCAGTTTGAAAAGATTAGTAACTACAATGTTTACCTCATTCATAGCGACGCCCCAAAAAACAGTCTCTCTCATTACAAACTAGAAGAGTTTTCCGCCCCCGAAGATTATGAAACTCACATTCCAGATCTCCGCAATTTCTTTAAAGACGTGCACGGGCGCGTACAGGTCTTTGTAATGGGGGCTGCCATGAGTTCATCATATACCTTGGGTATTTTAGAACAAATTCAAGATCGCGAAATCGAATTATTCTATATCAAGCCCGATATCGAACTCTTGACTGGCGTACCCAAACTTTTAGAAAATGCAACTTTTGGCATTTTGCAAGAATATGCCCGTTCGGGGTTATTCAAGAGCATCACTCTTCTTTCCAATCTGGAGATGGAGCGCGTCTTGGGCGAGGTGCCTATCAAGACCTATTATGAAACACTGAACAATTCCATTTTCTCAGCCGTTCATTATCTAAATTATTTTGAATTTTCTGACCCTGAAATTGGCCAAGTTGCCAAAGCCGCGGATTTAAACCGTATTCGAACCATCGGAATGCTCGATGTGAAAAAACTTGAAGAAAAGTGGCTTTTTGAGCTTGACACCCCTCGGGAGATATGTTATTATATATGTATAAACGAGAAAAGATTGGTAACAGAAGGTGGGCTTCATAAGAAAATCGTTGAGCAGTTGAAAGAGAAGCCTAAGAATGCTTTTCGCAAGATATCATATGCAATATATGAAACGGAACATGAAGACTTTGGGTTCTGCGTTGCCCATACAAACGTAGTACAAGAACAAAAAACATTTGACTCATCAAGTTGAGTGTGTTATACTTTATTCACAAAAGGAGAAATTGAATAATGTCAATTGATATGGAGCTTATGCGCCGCAAGCTCGCAACTTTGCGCGGTGAAAACAAGGGTGATTCTACTTCGGTTTGGTTTAAACCAGACGAGGGAGACACCGACATTCGGATCATTCCAACTAACGACGGAGATCCACTGAAGGAAATGTTCTTTCATTATAACGTAGGGGACCACAGGGGCGGAATCTTGTGTCCTAAGCGTAATTTTAGTGAGGCATGTCCTATCTGCGAATTCGCTTCTTCGCTTTGGCGAGAAGGAAGCGATAACAACGACGAGGAGAGCAAAAAGCTTGCAAAGTCACTCTTTGTGCGCACCCGCTATTTCAGCCCTGTAGTTGTTCGTGGTCGAGAAGATGAAGGGATTAAGGTTTACGGCTACGGTAAGACGGCCTATGAACTCCTTCTCGGCTACATCCTTGACCCCGAGTACGGTGATGTTACGGATGCGACCGAGGGTACTGACATTACTCTCACGTATACGAAGCCCACCAAGCCGGGAGCATACCCCCAGACGAGCCTGAAAATGCGTCGTAATACCTCAACTTTGCTTGAGGACCCTGAAGCTATCCCCGCCCTCCTTGATGGCATGCCGGATTTTGACGGTCTATTTGAACGTCTTACTCCGGCGCAGGTTGACGCTATTCTCGATGAGCAACTCGCCGGAGACGGATCCGCCGAGTCACGCGCTCGCGAGACTATCAAGTACAGCACAACCGAAGCTACTGACGTCGACCGTGCATTTAATGAACTGGTAGCAGGCTAGGCTCGCCCCGCTGGCAGACCGGGGAATGTCTGCCACCTTTTTAATTAGTTGGCGTAAGTGTCAACTGCCTTCTGGCGGACGGGTAAAAGTCTGCCACTTTTAAAATTTTACAAGGAGGGTTATATGTCTACCAAACAAATTAAAGACAGAAAAATTATTATGAATTTAGTCAAGGCAATCAAAAGTCG